TAGAGCTATGATTTCTTGGTTAGACAATTCAAGTGACTCCTATTTAGCAGGTGGTACATACAATAAACTTCACTATATCAATCCCTCACACACAGTTTATGACATTACACCATCAGGTCTAACATCAGGTAATTTGAATGGAGCATTAAATCAAGGTTATGGTGGTGGATTCTATGGACATGATGAATACAGTAGAGAACCAACAAGTTCAGGTATCTATGCAGAAGCAACAACATGGTCATTAGACACATGGGGTGAGTATCTCCTAGCATGTTCATCAAAGGATGGAAGGATTCACGAGTGGCAACTCAATCCTGCTGTAGTAGCCGCAGTAGTTGCTAATGCACCTGTTGGAAATAAAGCAATGGTAGTGACTGAAGAGAGATTCGTATTCGCCCTCGGAGCAGGTGGCAATCCTCGAAAGGTTGCATGGTGTGACAAGGAAGCGAACACAGTTTGGGCAGCAACAGCAACAAACGAGGCAGGGGATATGGAGCTTCAGACTACTGGGCAGATCATGTGTGGACTAAGAATGAGAGGTCAGACATTGATTCTGACAGATAATGATGCACACGTTGCTACTTACTCCGGCCCGCCATTCATATATGGATTCGAGAGAGTTGGTACAGCCTGTGGTGTCGCATCAAGAAGAGGTGCAGTAGCAATAGATGAAGGTGCATTTTGGATGGGCAAGAAAGGATTCTTCACATTTGATGGTTCAATAGCTAAAGAGTTAACCTGTGAAGCATTGGATTATGTATTCGATGACATCAATACCTCACAAATGAGCAAGGTCTATGCAGTACATAATTCACAACATGGTGAGATATGGTGGTTCTATCCGAGTGCAGGTAATCTTGAAAACAACAGATATATTTCATTGGACTACAAGGAAGGTCATTGGAATGTAGGTGTTTTAGAAAGGACAGCAGGTGTTGACATAGGTGTGTTTAAAAATCCTATATGGTGTGATGCAGATGGTGACTTATACAACCACGAGACAGGTCATGCACATACAGGTTCAGCTAAACCTTATGCAGAGTCAGGTTCGATTAGTCTTGGAAATGGTGATACTATAATGAAAGTTACTCAGCTTATACCTGATGAACAGACACAAGGACAAGTTAATGTGACCTTTAAAACTAGATTCTATCCGAATGATACAGAGACAACACATGGTGCTTATACCTTGACGAATCCTACAGATGTTAGATTTAGTGGTAGACAAGTAAGAATCAAGATTCAGGGTGTAGGAAACACTAACTGGAGATCAGGAATTATGAGAATAGAAGCTAATGCAGGTGGTAGACGATGAGTATTGCAACTCCACCACCACCATTAGGAGCTAACTGGAAGATATGGGGAGAACGTATTAATAAGTTTCTAACCTCTACTAGGAATACATTACAACATAAAGATTCTGATTCCAAGGCAACTGAAGATGGAATATTGATGTGGGATGCAACTCAAGGCACAGTAGTAGTATCAAAAAATGGTGCTTGGGTAAGGATAGAGCTTGATCCATGAATATAACAGGACGAGAAATACAAGGCTTTTATTCAGGATACGAAGGAGAACATAAAATAATGTTTTGTAGAAAGTGGATAGAGTCAGCACTTAAAAAAGGTGGTGATACTCACGACTTTATAGACATTGTAGATGGGGTGTTAAGTGGTCACATGCAACTATGGTTAGGAGTTAAAGGGTGTGCAGTTACAGAGATTATAGTGTATCCTAACAAAAAAGTTCTACATGTCTTTCTCGCAGGAGGAGATCAAGGACATGGAATTGAACAAATTACAGATATGCACGATGATGCTGTAGAGTGGGGAAAGGCTCAAGGATGTGATGGAATGACTGTAGCAGGACGTAAAGGATGGAAAAAAGTTCTAGAGTCTAGAGGCTGGAAACAGCAATTTACAACATTATTAAAGGAGTTTTGACATGAGTGGTGGTGGTGGAAAAGGTGGAAGTGAGACAACTGAAACAACGATCCCTGATTGGCT